GTAGGCCAGCCTGGCCATGACCATGGTGTCGCGTATGGTGGTGGCCTTGGGGGTTCGACCTGTCAGTTTCTTCAGGACTGGCAGGTCGTACCCGATGATGTTGTGGCCGCAGATTGCGTCAGCCTCCAGGATCTGGTTGACTCCGTGGTGGACATCCTGGGGGTCATAGGTGGCGAAGATGCTGTCTCTGCAGGTGGTGATGGTGTGGATCTTACTTACTTCGGGCAGTAGCCCGTCTGTTTCAAGATCGAAGTGGAGCATCGTCCTCCTTCACTTCCTTGGGTGTCAGCTCTGTGACCTGATCCATCAGGGTGGATACCCTCTGTATCAGGAAGTTGTTCAGCATCTTGCTCTTGGCGAGTTGCTCTCGCATGGTCTGCTTGCGCATCTTCTTGGCGAAGGTTCCCATTTAATTCTCCTCTGCGAACAGGTCTTTGACGTTGTCTGGATGGAAACCAACCCCAAGCAGGGCTTGCCGTAGAATGTCTCCCACTTCTGATATCGTGGGGCCCTCCAGCGGGTGTTCGTTGGCGATTGTGGCCGTGACTCCATCCACGGTGAGGGTTACTCTGATCATTTCATCTCCTGTTCGAAGGCCTCCAAGGCCTCCCTCTCGACGGCGATCAGCCGCCCGGTCTGCCTGTTGTAGTGGAGCCTGTCGGCCACACCCGTCTCTCCTGTGAACCTGCACTTGAGGACGCGGAGGTCGCAATAATCTCCGTTCTCTTTGTCCTGCTGGTCCCGCTCGATCCCGATGACCGTGTCGGAGAGTTGCTTAATGGAGCCCGAGCCACGCAGATCATCCAGCGTTACTCTTCCGCCTTCCTCATGGGAGGTGGCGTTTCCTGTAGGTTTCTTCAGGTGGCATATCGCGATGACGCCTACCCCGGTCTGCTCCACCAGGGAGCGGAGGTTCGTCATCAGGTTGTCTATGATCCGCCTTTCGTCTCCATCTTCACGACCGCTAACAGCAATGCTGATATGGTCCAGAACCACGAAATCGCAGTTACAGCCATTAGCCAGGTACTTAAGTTTGGATAGGAGATTGTCGCTCTCGAGACTACCGAAATGATCGTAAAGAAAAAAGCGACCTGAGCCGACCGTCGTAGCATAGGCTTCCTCGTATTCTTCCTCGGTGATGCCGCCGAGTCCCAGGTGGAGGGGGCGGTTGCAGTGGATGGACATCATCCGCAGGGAGGTTCGGAGCGGATTCTCCTCGAGGGCTACGTACCCGATGATCAGGCCGTGCCTTACCAGGAGATCAAAGGCCAACTCTGCGGCCTCCGTGCTCTTGCCGATGCCTGTCCCTGCGGTGAGCATGACGAGTTCGCCCTTACGCAACCCTCGGACCATCCGGTCCAGCTCTGGGCGCTGGGTGTCATAGGAGAAGTAGGTGCCTCCTCCCAGTCGGAACTCATCGATCTTTGCTTTCAGTTCTGTGCCAGCCAGGATTCCGTCAGGCCGGTAGACCTTGGCCTCGAAGATGACTGGGGCGATCTCCCCCTCTCGACTGGCCAGGATCATGTCGTTGGCATCCTTGATCCCATTGGGCCAGGTCGCCACCTTGCACCGCCCGGGGGTGAACAGGGCTGCGCACTCCTTCGCGGCTGCTCTGCCAGGTTCGTCGTTGTCGAATGCGATTACGACTTCGTCGTACCCCTCGAGCCACTCTAAATTTTTTGCCATCGATTTCTTGGCCCCTTGTGCCCCATTCGGGACACTCACTACGGGCCATCGGTTGTTGAATGCCTGAGCCACGGAGAGGGCGTCGATCTCCCCCTCCGTGACTACGACACGTTTACCCTGGGATCTCCAGACGTTCTGCCCGAAGAGGCCAACGTCCGCGGTTTCACCAACAAACCGGAACTCTTTGCCTGGGAACCTCAGTTTCTGAGCCACTACTTCACCATCCTGGTAGTAGGGCGCGATTTGTACCGGTCGTCCTCCGTACTGGCCGACCATGTACCCGAATTTCCTGCAGGTCTCTTCCCGTATTCCACGCTTAGCCAAGGGTTGGTACGTCCCCTGAGTAAGTCCAGAGTTCACCCTGGACGGTGCTGGCATGGCATCGGGGTCTCCTGTGGCTCGGGTGAGTGCCTTGCAAGCGAAGCAATAGGTGTGGCCATCGCCGTAGAGCGCTTTGGCATCGCTTGATCCGCATGCCTCACAAGGCATATGTTCGATGAAGTCGTCTGCCGCGATGGCCACCCCCATTAGATTCGGGCCGCGGAGATCAGACGGTAGGAGGCGTACCTCGTCCTGTTGATCTTCTTCATCACGGTGTCGATCTTGTACCCGATCTTTCTCAGGTCGAAGATCCTCGCCGCGAGCCGTGTGATCTTGAAGTTGACCATGGCGTTGAGGGGGGTGATGACCCCCTTCTTCACCAGGATTGCCGCGACCATCTGGTTCTGCGGTGTCATCGTGATGTGTCTGGTTGTGCGTTTCTTCATGCACTCTCCTCTTGCTTTAGTAGATAGTGTCGTATGCGGTGGCAGTTAGCGCAGAGCAATACGCACTTCATGATTTCTTCTTCGAAGGTGATCCACTTCCCTTTCATCAAGTCGCCCGGGTGGGCTTCCTTGGTGTCAGGGTCAAGGTGATGAAAATCGTAGACTTCAGGAGGGTATATTTCACCGCAGTCGGCGCATGCTCCCCCCATGAGTTCGACGGCTCTTGCTTTACGCTCGGCTCGTCGCTGTCGTATGTATTCCCAATCCTGACTACCCAAGCCACTCGGTGGGGATCAGGCCACGGGCGAAATCGAACCCGTGACGCATGCACCACATGGCATAAGACGTCTGACTGCCTTTGTTGATCTTGCTGTTGGGGTTGGTGAAGACGAAGCGGAGGTCCATCTCTGGGTTTTGTTCCTTGATCAACAGATGCTTCTGACGGTCCTCAGTGGTCAGCCGCCCCTTGGTCTCGATGATGATCCCGTTGGGTAGAACGAAATCAGGGGTGTACGTCCGAGACTTGGAGGGTTGCTCATACTTTATCTTCAGTGTTTCGAACTGGACGGGGTGGCCGGCCTTCTCGATCTGCCGGCCCACCCTCTCTTCCAGCCCGGATCTGTAGCCGTATCTCAGGCCACGATCTGGTGTCGGCAATTAGAAGTCTGAACTTCCTTCCGCTTGCATTACCGGGGCGGTGTCTCCCTCGAAGGAGCCCTCCTCGGTTCCGAAGCCGTAGCCAGATGCGTTCCCGCCTCCACCAGAGACGAGTTCGAGGATCTGGACAGCGTTCATGCGAAGGGATACCCCCGCCTGTTTGGAACTGGCGGCGTAGTATCCTGCCGGGCAGAAGTTGACCTTCAACTTCGATCCGCCGTACACCGCGGGGCATACGGGCAGGTTCTTGCCCTTCGCATCGAAGATATACGGCTTCAGGGTCTTCGTCTCCCCGGTGAACGTCTTGATCTTGGCGTTCATCTTGAACTTGAACTCCGTCATCCCGGTGTCCTCCCCTGCCTCATCGAGGAAGGGAGCATACGGGTATGCCAGGGTGATCTGCTTGGCAAGGGCCGGGTTCTTGGCCTGTGCCTTGGCGTCTGCGAAAGCCGCCGCGGCGTGCTCATCGAGCACTTTGCAGAGATCCTTCGCATCCGCGTTCGGGATGAGGAGGTTCACCTTGTACACGCCGTCCACGTTGAACTGCGTGTCGGGGTTGTTGAGCCACGGGTACCGCGCAGTCCCCGCGGGACTGGTGATCCGAACTAACTTCTTCTTCTCTGTTGCCATACTTCTCCTTTTGTGGTTGGTGGTTTCTCACGCAAAGAAGTAGCGTGAGTTGCGGACCTCGAGCAGGTCCAGCTCTCCTTTCTCTGGTAGAGGAGGGATCTCAAGGGCCAGGTCGAGAGGTAGTTGGGCCACTACCTCGTCCCTTAGTTTCTCCAGGACGTTCCCTGAATACATTTCGATGAAGGTTTCACGCAGGGTATGAGCGAGCGTGGACACATCGGCCGCTAAAGTACCGTATGAGTCGTGAATCATCGAAAAATTTTTGATCCCGATTTTTCGGCACTTGTTGACAGTGAGCATGCAGTGACTGGCGTCCAATGAGTGAACGAAGTTGGGTGCGATCCCGTACGCCATCTTCCGCATGTCAAGTTTAGGTGTGTCCTGCCACAAGTGGAACTGTATGCCTCCGTGCAAAGTTGTGACTCTAACCAACTTCTGCTTTCGGTAGTCCTGGCAGGGTCGAAAACCTATGGGAGTGGTCCATCGGATGACCTTCCCGGCTTTCGCCGTGACGGAGGCGAGTCCCTGGAGCCAGTTCATTGCTTCCCGGGCTGCAACTACTACGTTCCCGATTGCATCGTAGAGTCGTCCGGAGAGGTAGCCGTATGCAATTCCTGGTGATTCAAGACCCAGATAGTTCTTGTCGATCTTCTCGACTTCGAACTTGAGTTGCTTGCGGATACCGAACCGGCTGACGCCGTACGGCGTGGTCATGGTGGGGCGTTTGGTGACCTTTCTGGTAACCTTCCCCCGCCATGGCGCCGCTCCCTCTACCCCGTTCAAGGTGTCCTCCTCGACCATGGCATTGAGGACGTCCGCGACCTCCTGGTAGATATCGCTTGGAGTCTCGGCGGGCACCAGGTTGGTGGCTTCTCCACCTGTCTGGTCAAGAAGCATGGCCGAGAAGTTCTGGAGGCCGTTGCATGAGCCGTCCAGTGCGATAGGGAGATGTGAGACGTATGATTCCCCTTCTGATCTGTACCCCGCCCAGTCGTGGCAGAAGGCCAGGAACTGGAACGGTGCATCTGCGCTCTCCCAGAAGGCTACGTGCCTTAAGGGGTCACACGCTGACGCCAGAATGTCTGCTTCGTTGTCCAGGACCCACTGTAGGCGGTCCTCGAAGGAGGCCTTGTCGTAGCCGAAGGTGTTCGCTCCGTGCACGGCAAGCCAGAAGGCTCCGTTTTCCCCCAACGGTTTCCCTTCGGCAAATTCAAGGAGACCGCGTCCCGAGTCATCGATTTGGGGGTTGACGAATTGCTGAAGGGGATACATACGACCCCTCCAGTCCAGGTTCCACACGAAGTAGATGGCTTTCTCTTCGTGCATACGGTTGGCGATGAACAGTTTGATGTCCGTGGCCACTCGTTTCGATCGTTGACGGGCATGACGTTCATGCACCGTTGTTGCGAGTTTTTTCCAGGCGATCAAGACGTCCTTGTCAGGGACTTCGTCTGGGCCCCAAGGTTTCTGGGGAATCTCAGGGAGTTCTCGCTGGGGTAGGCCGGCCAGGCCACCACCCATCTCCCAGATTGCGCTCATGGCGTCGAGAACAGTGGCGTTGATGTGCCACTTGGTGTCCTGGATCGTGTTGAGAGCGCTGTAGACTTGACTCAAGTCCTGGTCAGCCAGGGACATGAGTTCCTCCAGGTTTCTGGTTTTGACCAGTTGTACCTGGAGTGTTCCTGCGTTAGTCAGGAATCCCCCGCCCACCGGGGCATCCCAATGGCGTGGCGGTACAACCATCGGGAAGTGGACGGGCTGTAGGAGTTCGCACTCGGCGTTGGCTTTGGCAAGCCACTCCGCTGTTTCGGGTGCGGCGCAGAGGTGGTAGTTTTCCTTTCCGTTACTCGGGTTTCGGATAAGGAGAGACTCTACCAGTCCTGTTGCTCCTATGAAGAGTTCGATGCACTTGGCCCCGATCAGGAGTTTCATCGGGGTTTCCATCTTTATGCGGCCCAAGAGGTTGTTCTTGGCTCTTAGGATGGTGGCTCTCCGGTGGGACTCGGAGGCCCATCGGTTGTCCTTCTCGATCACGTAGACGTAGCCGGGGGCCTCTTCCTTGAACTGTTCGTAGTCCAGGTGGGAGATCAGCATCTCTGTGATCGACACGGCGATCGCCTGGAATGACTCCTGGTTGTGATTCCCCAGGCTGTTTAGGATGCGCTTGGCGGTGAGGAAAGCCACTACGTTCGGATCGAACTTACGCAGGAACTCCTTAGACTCCCGGTAGCGAGCATGGCCGCTGTTGGAGGTGTCAAGGAAGGCGATTAGGGCTCCTGCTGTTGGCTCCAGGGCCATTTTCAGGAGTCGTACGCCTGGTGGGAGGTCCGTCATGTCACGGATCAGTAAGGAATCCTGGTACTTCTTGATCCCAAGGGTGATTCCGTAGTCCTCGAGATCCAACTGTCGTTGTTCGTCCGTTTTTGTGTCGTTCAACGACCCTCCTCTGATGGTTGGGTTGGGTTGACTTACGCTACCCCAATAACCTTCTATGGCGATTTGGTCAGCAAGAGTA